TATGCAAGCCCATTCAAGGACAATCTGAAGGCTTGTGGAGTGACAAGTGCAACTTATTGACCTTAGTTGCTAAAGATACTCTACCGACAGCCGGACTTGTAATGTGCAAAGAATCCAAATGTGTTTATTGCGATTCATTACGTGATTTGATGGACAACTGCGAAATCAAAGAATGTAATCCCTGTTCTCTTACTCTCCAAGGATGTTTATCATCTGACCCCGGTCATCTCTTCAAAAAGATGAAGATGGCGGTCACAACAATCAATTCAGTGGAGAGAAATAAGATCAATATCGCTAAAGAGCATATTTGCTGCGTACATTGCGACGAAGACGAGAATGGCAAGGTGCATGAAATTTGTACGCATTGTCACCCCGGAACTATGACCAAGACAGGCCTCAATAGGACAGCCATTCAAGGACTAGGTATGATGGACATTGCTTTGTCTGAGAGTGAGGAAGTACGAACACGTAGATCGCGGCGCGCAAGGGCTGAGACCGATCCTCAGGCAGAGGCGCTGACTGATGTCAACGCAGACCAAGTCATACATAGCAAAGTAGCTGGAAACACTTTTGTCGTTTCTTCAGAAGTCATCGTGAACCAACAAATTCACAAAAGATCTGGTCTCGGCGTTTTCGTTAAGGGTAGAATTTTCCTTATGGTCCGACACGTTTACGAGTCAATGGGCGATATAGTGAATATTACATCCTTGAAGAATAATACTCTGACTTATGACTTCCCGAAGAAAGAATTGATAACGGTTGATTTAAAGACACCTGACAATGAACCCAAAGACCTAGTCCTCGTATGTTTTCCTAGAACGATGATGGTTATGCCTGATATTCATAAGCATTTTATCCAATCGAAAGATCAAACTAAATACGAAACTTTCAAGGTAACGCTTTTGACTCATCGAGACATGATTCTTACTCGTTTGGAATCCTACGCTAAACCCGAACATCATTTGGACGAGTTTAGATACCAACATAAGGACGAAGAAATCTGGATTCGTGATTACTACCAATATTCTGCCGAAACTAAACCCGGTGATTGCGGAGCGCCTTTAGTGGCCCACGCACCATCACTTACTGGCAAATTGATTGGCAC